CTATGCATATATGGGATGAAGTCAACCCAGCACTTATGCAGTTTGATGTTTATAGTTGTGGTGAATTAAATGTAGAAAATATATGTAACAAAATTAAAGAAGATTTTGAAATTACAAAAATAGAATACAAATTTTTAAATCGAGAAACAGGACTCCAAGACATTTCCTAAAATAAAATTCCAGCGCGCCTCACGCGTATGTCCTACTATATCTAGGATCTTAATTATTTCTTTTAATAGAAATATTTAAAACAATAGTTATTCTATTTTTATTTTTAGAGGTTTGAGGTTCAATTTTATGTTTAAGAAAAGAGGGTGAAAAACAAAAATCATTTTCCTTTACATCTAATTTCCAACTGGCATAACTCCAAGAGTTTAAATGGTGATTAGATAGTACATTAGATAACTCGGGTCTAAGTTTTTGAATATAGTCTATATGTGGAAGAACATTTTCAAAAGTAGTAGCACTATGGTTTTTTTTATCAAATTGAATATAATGAACTGCTGTAAAATCAGTAGAGTTATGAATATGTGAAGCCATATAATCACATTTAGATAAACAAGTGTAATTAGCTATTGTAAAATTAAATTTAAACTTACTAAAGAGAGGCATATTACTAAGTATTTCTGTAATTATTTTTTCATAAACAGGAATTAAAGTAGTATAATCTATTTTATAATATTTAGAATTAGTGTTATCATTATAAGAATGATGTAATACACTCTCCTTATCCCATTGGTTTCTTTTTTTATTTATTTTAAAGTTTTTTTCTATAGTAGAAATAATTAATTTTTTATCGTAAGATCTACTGTTGATCTTTGTAATAATTACAGGAAAACCAAATAACACTATATTTTTTATCATATCCATGATCTCAATTCTTCACCTAAAACTTCTGATGCTATGTTTATTTTTCTACGTAGAGCTTTTACGATTTTTTCATCCACAGTGTCGTCAGCCATTATATCAACATAAGTTACTGATTTTTTTTGGCCGATTCTGTGTGCTCTGTCTTCTGACTGTAATCTTTTTTCTAAGTCATAACCGTTAGAATAGTAAATAACCGTGTTTGCAGAGGTTAAAGTTATCCCATAGCCGCCCGTAGAAGGTGTACCAACAAAGAATCTACACTTAGGGTCATTCATAAAACGTGTAATATTAGGTTGTCTATCTTCTTTTGGCGTTAACCCATAATAATCGACCACGGATCCTGGACCATGGACCTTTTCTATTTCTTTAATTATACTTTTAATATCATATTGATAGTGAGCCCAAATAATAGATTTACCTTCTACTTCTTCTAAGACATTCATTAACTCATTCATTCTATTATTTTTAATAGGTTGAGTAGAGCCATCATCAGAAGTAAAATGACCACACGTTATTTGATGTAGTCTCATAATTTGAGTAAGAGCATTTTGAGTAGAAACAACTTTACCATTAAGAACAGCTAAAGCTTGTTCTTTCATTTGTGTGTACAGTTTTTTTTGTTCTGGTGTCAATGTTATTTGACGTTTTATAAAAATTTTATCTGGTAAATCTAAACAATCTTCTTTTAAAACACGATATGAAAAGTTTTTTAATTTATCAGAAAGTTCACCAAGGTTTTTAAAACCACTAACAATTTGTATTTGTCTACCCTGTGTGTGCAGAGTTTTCATTTCAGCATATCTATTCCTAAAAGAATAATAAGATTGGAAATCTAATAGCCAAGGACTTAAAAATTCACACTGAGAGTATAGATCTAAAGGGTTTTTAGTTACAGGCGAACCGGTCATGATTCTTCTGTATTTAGTTTCTTTAGATAAGTTTAAAATATTTTTAGTTCTTTTAGATGTAGGTGTTTTAATAGTAGTTGATTCATCAATAGCCATTAAAGTATTATGACAAGACATAAATTTTTTAGCAAACGCTGTACCTTTATCTGTGCTTAATGCTTCTACATTCATTATAATAATGTGTAATCCTTCACCTTCTTCAAACAAAGTATCTAAACTTTCTTGTTGTTTTTTTGTAATATTTGCTTGCCATAAAACAGTCACATTCTCTATATGACTAGGTAAATGAGTAGGTAATTCATTTGTATACCAAGTGCCAACGACACCTTTAGGAGCTACAATTAAAGCACCATTAACTTTGCCTTTGTCATAAAGCATAGCTAAATTATCTATTAATACTTTTGTTTTGCCAGTACCCATTTCCATAAAATAAGCATAGCTTTCTTTGTTCCACGATTTTTCTAATGCAGTCATTTGATGTGCATAAGGTTTTGTCTTAAATTTATAATTCATAATGTTTCTTCTTTCTACTTGACAAGTTAACATTTATAATTATATTGTCAAGCATGAAAGAAAATAAGGTTTACGTAATTCAAGAAATTGCTGGTACTGCTGAAGGCAGACCTAAAATAAATATTATGGGCGCATCAAAATATGGTGAGTTTGTTTTTTTATTACCAGAGTTATCTCAAATAATATTTTCTCCTGGTCCATTAATTTTTAAACTTAGAAAAATGTTAAAAGATTTTACATCAGAAGATCATTTATTATTGACTGGAGATCCTGCAATTATTGGTGTAACGTGTTCAATAGTTTCTGACATGACTAATGGTAAATACAATTTACTAAAGTGGGATAAACAAGAAAGACAATATTATCCTATTGCGATTAACTTATATGAAAGAGGAAAGATAGATGAGTAACATTGACTTTGAACAAGACCAAGAAAAGTTGTTAAGCAAAACAGGCAACATTCAATCTTTAGCTGACCAAGTAGAAAAATTAGATAACTTAGCTAAAGAAATTGAAGCAACTGAAGATGTATTAAAACAACGTAAAAAAAATTATGACTATTTATCGTCAGAAGTAATTCCAACCATGATGGCAGAGATGGGTTTATCTCACCTTAAACTTATGGATGGATCTTCGGTAGATGTTAAACCAAATTATAGTGCAAGCATAACCATAGCAAATAAGGATGCTGCATTTCAATGGCTTCGAGACAATAACCTAGGTGATATAATCAAAAATGAGATATCCGTATCATTTGGGCGTAACGAAGATACCAAGGCGGCTGATTATGCCAACCTTGCATCTGAGCGTGGGTATCAACCGACACAAAAGTTGAAGGTTGAACCCATGACTCTAAAAGCGCTAGTTCGGGAGCGTTTAGAAAACGGCAAAGAAATGCCTACTGAACTTTTCAACGTATTCGTTGGAAATAAAACAACAATCAAAAGGAAACAATAACCATGAATGAAGTAGCAACGAAAAAAGACGGCGCAGTAGCAATAAATATGTTTGAGGCTGACGCTGATAAAGGCTCTCAGAATATGACGCAAGATGATCTTGCATTACCATTTCTGAAAGTGTTAGGACAATTATCTCCTGAAGTTAATAAGAGAGACGGAAAATATGTTGAAGGCGCAGAGCCTGGCATGATTCTTAATACTGTCACAAGCGAAGTATTTGACGGTGCTAAGGGGATGAACGTAATACCTGTCTACTATGAAAGAAAATTAGTAGAATGGCAAGATAGAGGCGAGAGCAAAGGCGCTCCAGTCGCAATCCATAATGCGGAAAGTGATATCATGAGTCAAACAACTCGAGATAAATCATTTAAAGATAGATTATCTAACGGTAATTATATTGAAAACACTGCAAATCATTTTGTAATTGTTTTAGGTGAATCACCTTCTAGTGCATTGATTTCTATGAAAGCTACTCAATTAAAAATTAGTAGAAAATGGAACTCAGTCATGATGGGTATAAAGCTTCAAGGTAAAAACGGATTATTTACTCCGCCAACATATAGCCATATTTACAATCTAAAAACTGTTCAGATGTCAAATGACAAAGGAACATGGTTTGGTTGGGATGTGTCTAAAGTTGGACCTGTTGAAGATAAATCAGTTTACGATATTGCTAAATCTTTTGCCGAAAAAGTTGGTAAAGGTAACGTAGAAGTAAAACACGGAACTGAAGAATCTAATACAAAAGCACCATACTAATTCCTAGGAACTGGGCGAGTGAGGGAGACTAAGCTCGCCTGGAAAATATTATGGTTGATAGATTTAAAAAGATATTCAAAGGATTAGAACGTGCGCACGGTTGCACTAAAGTAAGTGACCCTGTTGCAGATGGTGTCAAATTAAAAGGACAATCATTTGTAGTGCGTAGACCTGTAACAGATGAGTTATGGGAAGATCATTTAAAAGGTACTCAAAGTTTAGGTATCATTCCAATTAACGAAGACAATCAATGTGTATGGGGATGTGTAGACATAGATTCCTATGCAGGGTTTGATCACAAAAAATTAATAGACAAGATACAATTATTTAAACTACCACTCATAGTGTGTAGGTCTAAGAGCGGTGGTGCTCATGTGTTTCTCTTTTCAGAAGAACCCGTAGCAGCAGAAAGCATGAGAGATAAGTTAACAGAAATAAAAACACTACTAGGGTACGGCGGTTCAGAAGTATTTCCAAAACAAATTCAATTAAAATCAGCAGATGATACAGGTAATTTTTTAAACCTACCTTACTTTAATGGCGATCAATCAACTAGATATGCGTTTAAAGGTGATGGCGATGCAGCAACTGTACTAGAGTTTTATGAGTTGTATGATTACGTTAAACAAAAAGACATTACAAAAATTAAAATAGAAAGACCTAAGTCTGACTATGATGATGCACCACCATGTATAGAACTAATGGCATTAAATAAAATACCTGAAGGTGGTAGAAATAATTCTATGTTTCATTTTGGTGTGTACGCTAAACAGAAGTGGCCTGCAGAATGGAAAAGTAAGATGACTATGTTTAATATAGAAGCATCAACTACACCGTTAAGTGAGTCTGAAGTAGATATTATTAAAAGACAACATGAGAAAAAAGAATGGGGTTACAAATGTAATGACGTACCTATGTGTAACTTATGTGATAAAAAATTATGTAGAACTAGAAAGTATGGAATAGGTGAAGAGATTGTATTTCCATTACTATCTGACTTACAAAAAATTAAGTTAGAGAAACCTTATTACTACCTCAATGTAGATGGAGAGAGATTACACTTAGAGAATGTTAAGTTTTTAAAACAACAAAGTTTATTCCAGGAAGCATGTATGGAACAGTTAGATTTTAAACCACCAACAGTTAAGCCTAAAGACTGGGACATGATTATAAATCCACTGATGAAGAACCACGAACCTGTGGAAGCACCGGAAGGTGTAACAACTCAGGACCAATTACAAAATCATTTAGAAGAGTATTGTCTAAACAGACAAGTATCCACAGACAAGAATGATCTTAAAAAGGGTGGGGTGTGGACTAACGAAGGCCATCACCATTTTGTGTTTGATAGATTCTACAATCAATTTTTAATTAGAAAACGTTGGGACATAAACTATCAACGTACAGCACAGATGCTAAAAGAAGCCTGCAGTTGTGATGACAAACGTATTGGTAAAGAAAGAATATCTGTATTTGTAGTTAAACAGTTTGATAAAAAAGAGGATGACTACAATCAAAAAGAATTAAAACCAAAGGATCATTTCTAATGAGAACAATAGTATTAGGTCCACCAGGTACGGGTAAGACTACAACTCTGTTAGGTAAAGTAGATTCTTATTTAAAAAACACAGACCCAGATAAAATTGGTTACTTTGCTTTTACACAGAAAGCAGCACACGAAGCTAGAGATAGAGCCATGAGAGATTTTAATTTAGGTGAGGATGATCTACCATATTTTAGAACCCTACACTCACTTGCTTTTAGAAAATTAGGATTGAAAAAAGATCAGGTCATGCAGTCAAGACATTACAAAGATCTTGGAAGCAAGTTAGGGTTTCCAGTTACTTACGCAGACTATCAAGAAGACCAAGGGGGTATCTTTACATCAGACAGTGAGTATCTTAGAATTATACAATTGGCACAGCTTAGAAATATAACACCAGAACAACAGTTTGATTTAGCTGAACACACACAAGACCTAGAGAGAGATCAACTTAGAATTATAGCTAACGAACTTAAACGTTATAAAAAAGAATATAACTTAATAGATTTTAATGACATGATATTAGACTTTACTAAGTCAGACCTATCACCAAAATTTGATGTAGTGTTTATAGATGAAGCACAAGATCTATCTTTAATGCAATGGGACATGGCAAAAACTATATGGAATAAAACAGAAGATGCTTATATTGCAGGTGATGATGACCAAGCTATTTTTAGATGGGCTGGTGCAGATGTAGATTCTTTTATAAATTTAAAAGGAACTCATTGGCCGTTAGAACAATCACATCGTATTCCAGCTAAGGTACACAAATTAGCTATGAGTATTATAAATAAAATTACAAATAGAATACCTAAGAATTGGAAACCAAAAACAAACGAAGGTACACTACAAAGACATTTTGATATTGATAGTATAGACATGAGATCAGGAGACTGGTTAGTGTTGAGTAGAACTAGACAAATGTTAAATGACATAGAAGAATCTTTATACAGACAAGGATTATATTATAATAATAGATATAAAAGAAGTAATGAACAAGATTTACATGAAGCAGCTACTGCCTGGGAAAGTGCATTAAAAGGTCA